AAAAGGTATGGTCTTTGCAGTACAAACTGCTGACGAAGCTACTGGTCTAGCTAATGTTATTGTTAGAGTTGCATCAGGAGTAACAGACCAAGGAGCTTCTAGCTCTTTTACTGGTCAAGTTATTTCTATCTCTAATACAGGTCCTTCTGGAGCTGGAACAATAGCTGATAATGACCCTTGTCAAGTAATTGGTACTTCTTTTGAAGAAGGTTCTGGTGCGCCTGATGTTTTCTCAACAGAAATTGAAGATAATTATGGATATACTCAAATCTTTAAAACTGCTGCTGAGATGACCGGAACTGCATTAGCAACTAGATTCAGAGGTTATGAATACGAATGGAATCGTGTTTGGTCAGAAAAACTACGTGAGCATAAAGTAGATATTGAAAGAGCAATGCTCTTTGGACAAAAAGCACGTGTTGGAGGAATCCAATACTCAGAAGGTATAATAGGTCATATTCTAAAGAATACTGACCCATTGCACGAAAATGAGGCTTTTTCATACTCTTCAGGTAAAG